CATACTTAGCTCCTCGTTTCTTACGATTCTTCTCATACGTTTTTGTGTCTGCCATAAAGCTTTGCCTTTACTAAATCTGGATCTATTTCAGGCAATACGCTTGCCAGCTTTGATAATGGGCTGCCATCATAAGCAACACCGGATATGTCGTTCGATTTCAGCCAATCACAGGCTGCTTTTAAGTCTTGAGTAGTAGCTTCTCCGCTTTTTACTCTGTCTAAAAATTCTTGTGTGACTAACTGGTGGAGTTCATTAAATTGTTCTTCAGTTGCCTTCTTCAAAATGTAACCCCTCCTTCGGGTAAGTCATTCATTATTACGTCAAAGATCAGATAGGTGTTTCTGGGCAAGTTCTCAGCTGGTATAAATCTGTGATACAAATCACTTCTAAATAAAACCAATCTGTTTTCTTGTGCTTTGACTGGTGCTCTATTTTTATCAAATTCGATATAGCCATTACAGGAATTACAGAACAGTACTCCTGAATAGGCTCTTGGATGATCACCCATGTTGTGGTTCTTATACCATTGAGCATGAGGAATCTTCACTGAAGGATCGCAATTTAATTGTCCATGTAAAACCGCTTCTGGTTTAAGGTTTTTAAAAAAGCAATCTCTTATAGTATTCCAAACCCATTGCCATGGAGCGCATACGCCTTCTATATAGTGATAGAAAACCATACTTAAGTACCACTCGAATGGGTCATAATCAAATTCTTGGTCTTTCCAAACTCTCCAATCTGTAGCAGCACTCTCTACAGCTGGATCTGTATTTCTAGCTTCAACAACTCTCCAACACATCTCTTTTGCAGCCATCATGTTCTTCAAATCATTGAAGTCTTGTAATGGCAGAAAGTCGTTATAAATTAGTCGGTTTGGGTATTTTTCGGTTTTTTTCGTCATTTCTTTAAAATTTGCCCTCTCAGGATCGCCTACAAGGGGCTCCAAAATTTCTCGCGGTATGATTCTATGCCTAGAAAATTGGTATTTACCACGTATCTATATGAAGTATCGGTTTGCCAAACTCCGGCATGATCTTCTGTATTGAAGATTACAGCTCGATTTGCTTTCGATTGAACAAACCCTCCATCTTTAAATGCGGTTCCACCATTACAGTCATTTATATACAACACAGAAGTTGTAATATCTGGTCTGTTTTCAAAGTCCTGATGAAATCCTCCTACAACGTTTTCATTCCTACGCATAAGTACATTCGCTCGGCACACAAGTACCTCACGAGCTTTTAATGCTGTAAGTAAAGGTTGAATAATAGAAGGAAACATTAACATGTTCGCCTGTAAAGAATAGTCATCTAAGCTCTCTTGCCTTAGCTGATAAGTGTAAGGCATTGTATGAAAGATGGCTGAATCTAAAAGGAAATCTCTAAGAACGTGAAAATCCGCTTCGGGTAGAAAATCATCAATAATCTGATGATTCATTAAAGTCCCAAACCTTTCTTGACAATAGCTAGTGCTTTGTCGTCCAGTTCGTTATCACTTTGCTCCACTAGCTTTTCTAGCAATTCAACGACAAAAGTCTTGAATTTAGGTGAACGGAGAGCACTAAGCACGAATGGTTTTACGATTGCTAACATTATTTTTTCTTGGGTAAGATTGATTGAATAGGTACTACGTCAGAACACAAGTGATATACTCGTGACCCGGGTAGCAGGGTAAAGCCCTTCTGTTGTAGCTCGGCACATTTGAGTGCACGAACGAGCTCAAAGTCGAGCTTATTTTTTTGTATCTGACTCTCAGCCATACGTTCGCATTGCTTAGTCAGATTTTTATTTAAAGGAACTGAGAAGTTTATTTGAAACCCCCAGTTCTCTGTAATTACGTAACCATCTTCAGTTTGTGGTTCCGTATCGTTGCCCATATAAAATGGAGATAAAGTCATCGTGCTTCCATTACACGAAATGTTATTACCGAAAGATTGACGACTTGGTGCTCCGTTATTTTGAAATTGGACAGCTTGATTCGTAACGTTTCCAGTCGCTGCTGCTACTGGGTTACTTGAATTATTGGTGTCTCCTTCAGCCAGAACTGGACTTATTGAGAGAAGACAGACAGCGATGTAGTAGTAGAGTTTGTTGTAATATTTCTTGTGAAATCTATCTGTTCTACTAATCCTGCTGATCTTGTTGTGGTTTCTAAATTCCACGGTAGTGAATTATTAGTTACTGAAAATGTTGTAGCTGTGTCTGATAAGTTTCCAGATGCAGTTACATTATTTCCTGACCACGTATTTACAGAAGCACCCCATACTTGGCGTTGCTCCGTCTCCACTATAGTTTGAGTGGTAGTGGTTGTTGAGTTCATCGACCCTGAAGTAAATTGTGGGGTCACTGTGTTGGCTCTAGCTATGCTGGGTGATAACAGAGCTAAAAGCAGAATTAATTTTTTCATGCTTTTGTTGTTGGTTTCTTTGCCATAGGGCAATCTATAGGTTTTTTACCATTACCGTTTTTTCCAGTCGTCAAACCGAATGTGGCTAGTGCGCCCGTAAAGACGCTGGCTACGAAAGTGATATCGCTATTCCCAGACTTTTTCACCATTGGTATATCAACGTAGTTCATAGTAATAATGAACCCAGACCAGACAACTACGCCCAGTCTTACAAAGGTACCAAGTATTTCTATTTGATGTTCTTTATCTTCGGCTGCGTCTTTTAATTTTCCAATCAGCCCTTTTTTTTCTTCTGGCTTAGTTTCTTCCATGTAGTTTTTAGTATTGGTTTTAGTGCAGTAACCGCCCATTTAAAAGCTGCTGTAGCCGTAAGGGTGGCTGCTACAGAAACAACCGCAGTTGTTCCAGCCGTTACTAATATCTCGTTCTCCGGGACAGGCATTTTAAAATCTGTAAACGGAATGTCTACTTTTCTTATTCCTGTCTCTGGTTCGTCTGATGCTTCCGCTTCTACTCCTTCAGGAGCTTCCAAATCACTTGGAGGAACAACTAAAGGAGCATAAAAAGGAATATCAGCATGTGGTAAAGGTATAGATATTGTTTCGTATTCTTCTACTTGAGGGATATTAAGACTCGGAAATTCAAAAACTGGGTCCACTCGGCTCCTCCGTTAGAAGCATATTGATATTCAGGACTACCCTTCTGGATACGTCCGTTTGACTTATTCCTCTATGTTTTAAATTTGATCTAAATAGAAGTAACCTATTCTCTACTGATTCGATTTTATATCCAGTCTCGAACTCGGTATAACCATTATTAGTGTTTAAATAAAAGATACCTGTCCAAGCATGCTGACTTTCAGCCCAATTATTGTCTACATGATATCCACTAACGAATGGTTTTTCGCTGCGTATATCACAGTTTAATTTGACTCTAGTTACAGCTGCTGAATCACAAGTATTAATTATTGGAGCAATTAGGTTATAAAGGTCGTATCCACATTGGGTAACGATTCCATTATGGGGAGTGTAGACCACATGCCCAAATCTGAAATCATCCTGATCTGTAGGGTTAGACGTGACTTTACCATCTTGGTAATACCAAGGAAAGTCCTGAAACATTACATATTCTTGTAATTCATGGAATGTTTGTGTCCCTAAAAAATTATCGTATAAGTATCTCATGTCTTTGAATATTGAAGGTAGTCAGAAGTTAAAGGTCGATTAAGTAGTGCTTGTAATTCTTTTTTCTCGAGTACGAAAAACATTCCTTCCTTTGCACCTAATTCTTTTAACCTATAAACTCTGTGTCTACCATCAATAATCCTAATTGTTCCTTCATCATCTCTCCATGCAATCCCGGGATATCTAATATCACATTTGAAAACCCGGGCTTCATCGTAAGGTTTTTCAGGAAGATTAACTATATCGGAAAACTGTACGGCATCAAGATTATTTCCATTGCATACAGCAAACCAATCTTGTATAAAATACAAAACTCCATTTATAGGGTTTCGAGCAGTTAAATTGCTATAAGGAGCATAGTTTAGTTTCATTTTGTACTATCAAATTCGCGACACTCTTTCTGAGTCCAGAGTTTATCGCCTTTAGGGAATTTTGCGTAGATCTTCTCTATACGTTCATCTATCTTTTTGTGATATGAATCATCACCTTTTCTTGCTAAATAATCAGCATGGAAGAACTCTTGATGATCTGGCAAAGCTGTCGATCTAGCTTGGATATAGTTTAATTTAGGTTCTTCCTCTAATTTAACTTCATGCCATGCGTCATCCACTTTGACAGGAACATCTTCAACCTTCGCAAAATCTTTGTCGATAGTATTAAAAGCTTCTACTACTTCAAAGATTTGAGCTTCGTTCATTCCTTTTCTAATTGGAACCACGGCAGTGGATCCGTCGTCATAGTCAACTTTAATCTGGTTAACACTGACTTCTTTAATTTTAAATTTCATAATTAAGTGTTACCGGCTACTGAGCCTGAATTGTTTAATGTTACTGAACCTCTTATGTAATAACCTTTAGCTCCACCGGCTGAACCGCCAGCTCCTGATGAACCGCCAGCACCTGAAGAACCTCCAGCACCATTAGTGTAGTTTCCGTTATTTCCGCCAGAACCAGATGAGCCTTGTCCGCCAGTACCACCAGTGTTTCCAGTAGCTCCGTTATTACCGAAAGTTCCTCCGTTTCCACCAGTACCTCCGGTACCGCCTTGTCCGCCAGCACCGCCGTTTCCTCCGGAACCAGCATTAGTACCTCCGCCAGAACCGTTAGAACCACTATTACCGCCAGCTCCAGCACTACCAGATGAACCATTAGATTGAGATTGGTTATGACCCTGACCATTTCCACCGGCACCTCCGGCACCGCCAGATCCTCCTGAGCCACCAGCACCACCGTTTCCACCGTTGGCGTATTGATGTCTATAGCAGTTATAAACTCCACAACATCCCCAGTCATAACATTGATGATGGTTATGGGAGAATACACCCCAAACACCACTACCACAACCACTACACGCCCAACTGTAGTTACAGTAGTTTCCACCGTAAGTAGTTGCGAAGTGTTGAGTATAACGACCCTGACCACCATTACCTCCGGCACCACCGGTTCCACCAGCTCCGCCGTTTCCGCCACGACCACCTCCGCCACCGCCGGCGTAGATTTGTCCAGTATTATTGATAGTTACTCCAGAAGATTGATCGCATTGAACTGCATCTCCTCCAGAACCTCCGGTACCAGAGCTACTTCCAGCTCCGCCATGACCGTGAATATTTCCACTATTATCAACAATTAGAGTACCTCCCATTCCTGATGGAATATGGAAAGCATCATTACCAGATGTAGCTCCAACAGTTACCCCGGAGTTAATAATAACTCTCTTAGGTACAGCTGTAGACCAGTTTGAACCAAATGCAGTTTGTGCATTGAAGTGGTTTGTACTTGTCGAAATTGTATATTGAATCTCGTTTACTGCGCTATAGAAATTGGTAAGGGAGATCTGTCCTGAAGTAGGAACGTTTGTATTATTCGCTGGGACATAATCTCCATTTCTGTAATACTCCGACAAAGCGTGCGGAGCACTACCACCAAATTCAGCAACCAAGTCGGAGATTTTAATTTGTCCAGAACTTGTAACTGCCATTTATAATCCCTTTAATTTGTTTACTTCTTCTTTTAGTTCTTTGATTGCTTCAATAAGAATTGAAGTCAAAGCATGATAGTTAACTGATAGATGACTATCACCACCTCCAACAGGAGTTACTTCTTTTACAGCTTCTGGTAATACACCTTGTACTTCCTGAGCTATAACACCAGCACTTTTTTCTCCTGTTTTCTTCCAGTCAAAGGACACACCATTTAGTGCTTGTAGTTTGTCTAGAGCGTTAGGTATAACTTCAATATTTTCTTTTAGTCTTCTATCAGATGAGATAGTTGTTGACTGAGCTATGATGTCTCCATCTGCATGGAAGTCACCGTCAGATTCAAATCTAAACTCGTTATTACCAGATATGTAAAGATCTAATCGGTTGTTATTTGTAAATTGAAAATAGTCGTTAGAGTCATAACCTATCCGTGCTGTAGTATATACGTTCTGCCCATTAAGTGCAGATGCTATTTCACTAGCTGACTGATCGGCAGTCGCTGACGCTTCAATTCCATTGAGTTTTGAATGGTCAGCATCAGTAAACACGTTACTGTTTGATGCTGATTCTACAAGTGTTCTAATCTCAGCAGCAGTCTGGTCGGCAGTCGCTGACGCTTCAATTCCATTTAATTTTGAGTGATCTGCGTCAGTAAATGTATTACTGTCAGTCGCAGCATTAACTTTGTCTCTTACAGTATTATTTGCAACGTTGTTTAAGTCTTCTCTTGCTAGTGGTCTACCACCAGCTTGTGAGCCATCATGTACGACAGCTGTATCTTTTGAGGTATCTACAGTTACTTCACCTTCAGCACCAGTAAATGACGAATGCTGTGTTGTAGTACCACGCCTTAATTTTAATAATTTAGCCATTTAAAGTGTACCGAAATCTATTTGTAAGTTGTCTCCACTGACTGTTCCTACCTCAGTAAGGTTTTTGTTATTACAGTCGAGATGATTTGCTAATTGAGGGTTTGAATCATTAACTACTCCAGAAATACCGGGAGATATTCCTACCCATGAAGAGCCGTTGTAATAGTTAAGTGTATTTCCTGAAGTGCTATACCAAAGATCGCCTGAACTAGGTGACCCGGGTGCACTACTTTGAATTACGTATTCGTCTGCATATCTGTTTACATTAGCTATTGAACCACCAACATTATTCACGTTGCTGATTGAATTAGCTACAGTTGTGACGTTAGATGCTACACCAGCCACAGTTGTTACGTTGCTAGATATTCCAGCTACTGTATTGACGTTTGTTATATTCGCACCAACAGTATTGATTGAGTTATTACCTGAACCTGTATTAACAGCAGCAGTTATACTTCCACAATCTTCTGCAAAGGTTACAAAACCAGTAATATTAGCGATAGCATCTAAGGTTGCCTGTGGTGGCTGAATGGCAGTATATCCATCTCCGGAACTACCGTCATAAGCCAACATTCCATTGTTTGTTGAGTCAAACCAAAGGTCGCCATTTTGTAATGATGTTCCATCAGTTCTCTGTGTAGGAGCTGAAGTGCTTATTTGGTATCTATCTGCGAAAGCGTTTACATCAGTGATGTTATCTGCAACGGTTGTTATATCAGTTGCACCAGATGCTGCGCTGAGTGTAGTTGCTATAGAACCTAAGTCAGTTCCATGAGCAACTTGTCCAGCAACGACATTTATATCATTAAGCTGTGATGTAGTTAAATTAGAATTAGCTCCAATCTCTTTAATTGTTCCACTGTCATTAACGTATAACTTTTTAGCAGATGTATCTAAGGCAACTTCTCCATTAACAATATTGCTGGTAGTCGGTGTTGACGTACCGCGCTTGAGTTTAATTACCGTAGACATATATCAAAATGTGCCCCCGTCCACAGTTCCAATACGAGCTGAAGGAACTGTTCCAGAACTTAAGTTACTTGCATTAAGTGAGTTAATAATGGAGCTAGTTACAAAGCCTGCACCGTTTGTAAGTTGGTTAGTATTAGTGACATTAGTTGCATTAGCAGCAATACCATTTAACTTATTAAATAAAGTTGTTGAGAAATTCTTTTGAGTTAAACCACCATCACCTACTGCAATAGCTGATGTGTAATAAGGTGCAGCAGTATTAGTTGCCCCTGTTGCTATTCCATTAAGTTTGTTTAGAAGAGCGGTTGTGAAATTCTTTTGTGTAAGCCCACCATCACCAACTGAGTAAGTAGTGTTTGTATCTGTAGCAACGAAATTTAATTTTCCACTAGCATCATTATAAGTAACAGAAATATTAGTTTCAGTACCACCATCGACCATAGCTCCGACTATGTCTTGAACTTGTTCGTTAGATAGTTGTGTGTTTGAAGTTACATATCCAGCACCGTTAGTGATGTTGGCATTGTTTAAAGAAATATTTGAAGTTCCATCAAACGAAACACCAGCGATGGTTCTTGCTGTAGCAAGTTTTGTTGAGGTAGCAGCGTTTCCTGTACAAGACCCTGATGAACCAGTTGCGTTTCCGGTTAAAGTACCAGTTACGTCTCCTACTAAATTAGCTGCTAGTGTACCTTTAGTTACTGTTAAGTTTCCTGTGCTTGCACCAGTAAAGCTACCAGTACCCATGAGGAATTGATCTGCTGATTCATCCCAACCCATAAAGGCGTTAGAAGAACTACCTCTTTCAATAACTATTCCAGCATCACCACTTGGTGAACCAGATGTACCGTTACCAAGTTCAAATATCTTGTCTGTAGCAACTGTGTTAGCTGTGCTAAGAGTTGTAGTTGTTCCTTGAACTGTTAAGTTACCACCAACAGTCAAGTTTCCTGAGAAAGTTTTATTTCCAGCTGCTGTTTGGTTTATGTTACCAAGGTGCATGACAGCACCTTCTCCGGCTATGGAAAGAATAGAGGAAGATTCTCCACTTCCATTATCTCCAAATCCGTAATAAAGTTTTTTATCTGCTTCGTTAAATGCTACTTCTGAAGGTGCTAGTGAACTAGGAGCTCCGGCAGCACCACTTGCAGATCTTTTTTTAAGTCTTATTGTTGCCATTTTTTAAAAGTTACCTCCAGTAACTAATGTTGATTTAGTGGTGGTGGTGTCCGCTTTGAACTTTGTTCCGTCGTAGTAAACAACTGAACCTGTTGTTTTATTTGCAGAGTCAACTGTGAAGAAGGTTCCATCTTCTAAGGAAGTTGCTACATCTTTTACGTCGTCAATATTGTCTGCAACTGTATTAATGTCGTTCCCGGGAGTACCAGTAGCAAGAGAGTTACTGATGTAACCAAGGTCTGTTGCTAATGGAGCTAATTCTCCAGATACAAGATTAATGTTAGTTTCGTTATCAGCTACCTTATCAATCTTTGATTGGTTAGCTACGAGTGAATCAATATTTGCCTTGTTTGCATTAACAGCATTTATATTTGTGATGTTTGAAGCAACGGTATGAACCTCTGTTGCTATCGCTGTCAATCTATGAAATGCGTATGTATGGGTTGTACTTGTAGTCTCAAGTAGCATCCCAAAATTTTGTGGTATAGTTTCAGTTACGCCTGTAATAATGACAGGCTTACCAGTTCCTCTACCATCTGCAATTGTGACTGTTCCGGAGGAGGGGACAAGATCTGTTGATACAGCTTGCACAGACACAATAGTGCCATTCCCATTATTGATATCCGGATTAGCGTCGGGAAAAGATGTTTCATTTGCTAATGGTACGAATCCTCCAACCTCTTCAATGAGGTCGATTATCCTTGCATTGATAGCACCAGTAGTTGCTATAAAGTTATCTGAGGTAGACCATGGATTTCCACTAGAAATTGTTTCACTAGAGTCTTGTTGAAAGTATCTAGCGTCAGATTCTGTTTCTGTGTAATATCTGCTATCAAGAGTTCCACTCTCGAGATCCTCTAATTTAAGCGTTCCAGTAAGATTAAGCTTGTTATAGCTAATCGCTGCACTACTACTTATATCTCCATCAACAATAGTTCCGTCTTTAATTTTTGCTGAGGTAACAGCCTGATCTTGTATATCGGAACTTGTTTGTAGTTGTTGTTGTTCTTGACTTGCGAACCTCACCATATCGTGGCAAGCATTTAAGTCTTG